TTCTAAATTCTACTACGCTTTCACAAAACATACATTTTAGTAACAATTTATTTAGAAATAACGAAGATGATATTTCTTATTATTGTATATCGAATCGCCTTATCAACATTTGGGATGATAATATTGCTGGAAACAGAGATGTTTCAGGTTTAACTGGTTCAAATTATACACTTTTCTATAAGAATGCTTATACAAGATTTTTCTTGACGACATCTACATTAACACCAGCTTTAACACAAAATGTTTGGACAAAAGTAACAGGTTTTGATACTAAAGATGGCTACGGTTTTTATGTTGCTGGAGACTCAACTAAAGCCTTTAGTCCAGGATTATATAATGTAACTGGAACATTTACTCTGTCTGGTGCAAGTGGAGATGTTTATGATATTCAACTAATGATTGGTGGAGATTTAGACACTCAATTGAAAACAAGTATTACTCTTGATGGAACTGGTAACACAGCTACATCGTTTAGTGGCATTGTTAATATTGCTGCAAATGATTGGCTTTCATTGTGGGTAAGAAATACTGCTAATGACAATGACGCTACTTTTACAACTTGTAACTTTTCAGCAATTAAAATAATTAGTGATTAATATTTTTTGTTTATGTTTTTATTTGATAAAAGATATGTACAAAAAAGAATGGAAGATGAATATGCTCTAAAACCTTACTTAACTAGCACTTGGAAGCAATGGTAAGAAAAGATATTTAATGTAGAGAGATTTGATATGGATAAGGAATTTATGACAGCGGCGGTGTGCGAGGAACGGCACAAGAATGTGATGGGTAAGCTGGGATCACTGGAAATGATGACCGGAGAGATTTATAAAAAAATTTTTATGGATAATGGGGAGAGTTGGAGTACGCAGATCAAACTGAGTACGGAGTTTCGTAAGGAGTATGAGAAAAAGATTGCCGGGAACCGAAAAGAGTTGCTGATTGCGATGATAAGCCTGGCAGGATTGATAATTGTGGATATTATAACGAGGATATAAGGAGGTTGTGATGGGAGCGAGGGAAAAAATGCAGGCATTTTATGTGGGAAAAAATATGGGTGAATCACCGGAAGAAATTTATGAGCGCGTCAAGACGGAGAATACGGGTTATATGCCAAGTTCTGAATTGGAGCAGTATTATGCCAAGCTCCAGGAAGTGCTGGCGAATCCCGAAGCGGCGGGGTTTGGGATGACTGAACAGGAGATGGCGGATTATATGCGGCAAGCGGCGCAGACATCCCGGGACCAGATGCAGCAGGCCGGCGGGGAGTATGATGTGTGGGCGGCGCAACGGGGCATTGAAGGCGGTCCCGAGGCGAAAGTTAAGTTGAAATTATTGCAGGAGAATATGCGGAACCTGATGCGGGCCAAGACGGATGTGAATGCTTTGAATTATAACGCGCGGACGCAGGCGCGGTTACAAGCCCTGGGGTTGATGGGTAATGCGGCGAATGTGTTTGAGCAAACCAAGCAGATGAATTACCAGCAGATGATGCTGCAACAGATGCAGGATGAAAGTGTGTTGAGTAATTTGCTGGGGTTGGGAACGCAGGCGGCGCTTAATTATTTTTTGCCGGGTAGCGGAATGGCGTTTGGCGCGGTCAGCAGCGGGATTGGGGCAACGAGTGCGGTGCCGACCGGGACTGGTGACTGGTATAATGGATTGGCGTAATTTGCCCCTCGATACGTCCGTTCCAAAAACGGGAACGGACTACTCGGGGACCGGATATTTTAAAAAGGAGAATAGATCATGAGGTTTGGACGGGCATTGCTGGCGGGTGTGGCGCAGGGCGGAAAGGCATGGATGGAGGAGCAGGAGAGGAACAAGGCGCAGGCGCGGCAGGTGGCGTTGATGCAGTTGCAGCAACGCTATAATGCAATGCGCGATAACCGGACGCTGAACCGGATGGCGCTGATTGAGCAGTATAAGCATTATGCCAGGCTGGAAGAAGATAAGCAAAAGGCGGCTATGAAGGCAGAGCAGGATGCGCAGTACAAGAATTCGGATGAGTACCGGGCCAAGATGGATCGTTACCGGGCGGAGACGGAGTATTATGAGCGGCGATCCAGAAATGCACAGGCCGACAGTAACAAGTCCGCCGACCGGGAGAGCAAGGATAAATGGACGCGGTTGAATTACTTAGACAAGGCGATAAAGGGGATGTATGAAAAGGATGAGATGGGCGAGATGACGCTGGCGCCGGGGATGGAGCGGGAGTACCAGGCGATGAAAGCGGAGCGTGACCGGTTGCGGGTGGATTTGGGAGTGATGCCGGGGAGTGAAACGGCAAACGTGAATGCAAGTAATAGTGGTTTGAGACCCGGGTTTGATTTTATGGGCAGACCATTACCGGCTGCTATAAGTGGACAAAGTGGAGCAAGTGAACAAGGTGGACTGGATGATCCGTTGGGGATACGGGGTAATTTGCCCGTGCAAAATAATTTTATTCAGCCGGATACGGGGATACCAACAATAAGGGCAGAGGATTTGTTTAATTTTCAGCCGGATCAGGAGACACTGCGGCAGAGCAAGCTGTTTAATGAAGGTTATAATAGCGTGAGACGATGATGGTTAAAGATTATGAGGTAGTGCTGGCGGGGTTTAGAAAGCAGTTTCCACAGTATGCGGATGTGCCTGGCGAGACGTTGATCAATTCGCTGCAACAAAAGTATTATAGCGATTTGAGTATCGATGAGGTGGCGCAGGCGATTGCGGGGAAATGGGGTTCGCCCCTCGATACGTCCGCAAAAGAGGCGGACTACTCGGGGACCGAACCTGGTGGTGACCAGGCAGAGGGCAGACACGCAGGTCTGCCCCAACACGCAGCTGCGGCGGCAAGTACGTTTGATGTGGGATCTGTTGGGGGCGAGCGGGTTGGCAAGGGTGAAACGGATGCGCAGTTTTTGGTGGAGCCGTTGATTCCGGTGAGCAAGTGGATACGGGAAAAGCTGCCGGAGCAGATGACGGATGAGCAGTATGCGGCGTTTTTCAGCAAGTCGCCATTAAAGGTATTGCCGGCGAAGGCGCAGCGGGCGGTGTTTGGGGCGATGATGGGCACGGTGCAGTTTGCCGAGGGCATGACGAGTCCGGCTATGATTGCGATGGTAGCGGCGACGGGTGGAGTGGGCGCGGCGGCGGCGGCGCCGGAGGCGGGGGTGGGGATTAAGGCGTTGAGTACGGCGATTAGCGCAGGGTTTGCGGCGGATATGGGGGTTAATGCGGGTCGGGATGCAAAGGCGATGGCGCTGGCAATGCGGAATGGGAATTGGGAGGAAGCGGGGGAGCGGTTGGCGATGACTGCCCTGGGCGGGGCGTTTGCGGTTGGCGCTGGGAAACATGCGTATAAAACCGGGAGGCTGGCTTATGCGGATTACAAGTTGCAGCAGATGGGATTTCCGGCTAAGGCGAGCGGGGAGTTGGCGAAAGCGATTAAGAATGACGAATTACGAATTACGAATGAAAAAAATAAAACGAAAGTGGACCAGGTGGACACTGGTGGAGAAATTGGACAAAAGCCGGCAGGGCAACCGCAAGGGATTGCCCCAACAAAGATAAGCAAAGATACAGAGCTGAGGCCAGATAAGGCGCGCGGAGAATCTGCGGATATTTTAACGGAGATAGAGTTAAAGCGGTTGAATGAGTTGCAGAATATTAAGGTGGGCGCAAATGATGTTGATTTGATGATTACGCAGCTTGAAAAGGGGGTGGTGTACCGGGGCGGGCAGTGGACGAGCAGCGATTTGCCGAGTTGGTACAAAAAGTTGAGCGAGGGCAGCGGTGCTGAGCGGCTGGAATCGGTGGTGAGCCGTAAGGATGCGCTGGCGGTGTTGAATAAGGTGAAGGCCGGGGAAAAGCTGACGGAGCGGCAGGCGGATATTTGGGGACGGATTGAGGCGAATTATAAGGATTATGTGTGGGAGGGGAAGCAACAGGCGGTGGGCACGGAAGGTGAAACGGGAACCGGACCGGGGCCTGAGGTTGAGCAGGCGTTGTGGGCGGAAAAGAATAATGTGGCGCTGACGCCGGAGCAAAAGGCGTTGCTGGAAAGATATCGGGCTGAGGCGGAACCGGAGCATGTGGCGAGTCCCTGGGACGAGGCGGGTGGGGATTTGTTTGTGGAGGACAAGGCGACGGGGCGGCGGCAGTATGTGGACCGGGAGACGGTGGCAAGGGCAAGGGGGGAAAAGCAGCCAATTACGAATGATCCCGCGAGCGGGACAGGCTCCTTACGAATTACAAATGAGGAATTTATAGCAGAACATCCTGGAAAAGACAGAAGCCCTGTTATTAATGAAATAAGATTACAAAAAACTAGAGAAACAAAATCATGGGCTGATGTTGCCAAGATAAATTCTGCTGATATTGTTACTATTTATAGGGCTCTTCCACCTGGGAAAAAAATTGTCCCTGGTGATTTTGTAGCAGTAGATAAAGAAATTGCACGATTTTATGCCAGAGATATTTTAAGAAGAACAGGCAAACCAGTAAAAATTATATCAAAAAAAGTAAGAGCAGATGAAGTACGTTTACATCCTGATCATCAAGTCCATGGAGTTAATGATGAGTTTATATATAATCCTAAAACGGCCGACGTGTGGCAGGGGCAAGCCCTGCCCGTACAGACGCAAGAGTTTGCGAGTGGGCGGCAGATTCCGCAGGAGCGGTTCAAGATGGAATCGCAAGCAGGGGCAGGGGCAAGCCCTGCCCGTACAAGTCGCGCGCAGATACGGGAGTATTTGCAGAAGGAATTTGATGTGGCGATTTACAAGGGGGCGGTTGGCGGCGGTCGGAAAAAGAGTGTGATGGGGCAGTATGGCACTTTTACCGAGACGGTGTTTGAAAAGAATTGGGGTGATATTTATACCGAGGCGCATGAGGTGGCGCATCATATTGATAAATTGCAGCAGATCACTGCCAAGCTAAAAAATTACAGCGCGGTTTTGACGGAAGAACTGGGCAAGCTGGATTATAATTATCCGAAAAGCAAGCGGGTGGTGGAAGGGTTTGCGGAGTATGTGCGGCATGATATGACGATTGGCGATGCGGGCAAGCAGGCGCCGAATTTTGACAGGCATTTTAAGCAGATTTTGGAGAATAACCCGGAACTGAAAGCCAAGTATGAAACGTCCAGGGAGATGTACCGGACGTGGTTTGAGCAGGGTGCGCAGGAGCGCTTACATTCGAATATCGATATGGATAACAAAATCGGCAAGCTGGGCTGGAAGGAAGGGGTGAAACACGGCTGGCGGTTTTTGGTGGGCAAGTTCCAGAATGATATGTATCCGGTGGAGGCGATTGTTAAAGAGGGAATGCGGGCGCAGGAAAAGCGGACGGGTAAAAAGATTGCGGCGTGGGCGGAGCGGGATGATCCATTTGCGTTGTATGAGGATTTAAAGTATACGGCGCGGGCGCGGGCGGAATGGGCGGTGATGCGAGAGCAGATCGATTATGTGGGGCGCAAGGTGGGCGAGTCGCTGAGTACGATTCTTGATCCTGTAAAAGGCAAGATCACTGATTTTATTGATTATGTGGTGGCGCGGCGGGCGTTGGTGTATGCGGAGCGGGGTTTTGAGAGCGGCATAGAGTTAAAGGATGCGGAATGGGTGTTTAACAAGCTGGATTCGCCAAAGTTCCGCGCCGCAAGCGATGCGTTTATGCAGTGGGCGGATAATGCGCTAAAGTATTTTGTGGACGCCGGGGGGTTGAGCGAGGAAGCGTACCTGGCGATACGGGCGGCTAATCCGTTTTATGCAGCGTTGAAAAGGGTGTTTGAAGGGGAGCGCAAGCGGGGGATTGCGGGCGGCGGCGGCGGGTTGGTTAACCAGGGCAATACGGTGAAATCGGTTAAAGGCGGCAGCGAGGTTATAATTAATCCATTGGAGGGGATGATTGGCGAGGTGCACAAGTTGTACCTGGCGGCGGACAAGGTGCGGGTGGCGCGGGCGTTGAGCAATTTAACCGAGATCGAGGGAATGGGGCGATTGATGACGGAGGTGAGCGCGCCGGTGGAGGCGAAAAGTTTTACTTTGAAGGATATTAAAAAGCAGTTGGATGAGGCCGGGGTTGACCTGGCCGATGCGGATATGGACGCGATGCTGACGGTGTTTAGTCAGGGTTGGGAGTACAAGGGAAACCGCAATATTATTTCGATTTGGAAGGATGGGCAGCGGCATTTTTACCAGTTGAATAGGGAGTTGTATAATGCGTTGATGGGGATGGAGCCGAAAAAGCTGAATCCGTTTTTTGACCTGGTGTTGGGCAAACCGGCGCGGATGGTGCGGTTGATGACGACGGGGATCAATGCGAGTTTTGGGTTGGTGCGGAATCCGATGCGGGATATTATGACGGCGATGGTGTATAGCAAGGGGAGCGCTGCAATGTCGCCGGTGAGATCGATCAAGGGTGTGGTTAGCGATGTGACGGGCAAGCCGGGTGCAAATATGTTTCGGTCCCTGGGTGGCGAGATGGCAACGTTAATGGGTCAAGACCGGATGTCGCTGATGCGGACGATTGATATGATGCTGCTGGATAATGGGACGTTAAAGGGCAGGGTTTTGCAGGTTGTCAAGCATCCCATTGATGCGCTGCGCAAGGTGACGCAGATATCGGAACTGGGTCCCAGGGTGGGAGAATTTGAGATGATGATGGAAAAGGGTTGGAAAGCCTGGCAGGAAAAGAATCCCGGCAAGAGCAAAGATGAATGGAAAGAGACGACTGATTATGAGAATGTGGTGATCCGGTCGTTTAATGCGGGACGGGATTTGACGATTAATTTTAGCAAGAACGGGACATACGGGGCGGTGTTGAACCAGATCATTCCGTTTTGGAATGCGTCGATCCAAAGTTCGGAAAAGATGCTGCGGGCGTTTAAAGAGCGGCCGGTGGCGATGACGGCGCGGTCGATAGTGGGGATTACGGCGCCGAGTGTGATTTTGTGGGCGATTAACAAAGATAAAGAGTGGTATAAGAGTTTGCCGTTGGCGTACAAGTACAATAACTGGTTTATCGAGGTGGATGACAAGACGATCATCCGCATACCCAAGCCGTTTGAACTGGGGGCAATATTTGGTGGCTTTATTGAGGGGGCGCTGGACCAGTCCGCCGATATTGATGACGGGGCGGTGAGCGCGGCGGCGGGGTTGATGGTGGCGAATATGACGCCGGATGTGTTACCGGCAAGTTTGCAGCCGGCGTACCAGGTGTTGCGGAATAAGGATTGGCTGGGGCGGAGCATTGAAACGGCGTGGATGCAAAGGATGTTAAAGCGGGAGCGGTACCGGGAGACGACCAGCGATTTGGCCAAGTATGTAACTATTGGCATGGAAAAGATTGTGCCGGAGGGATTTGTGCTGAGTCCCGTGCAGTGGGATCATTTGCTGAACGGGTATACGGGCGGGGCGTGGAATACGGTGAAGCGGGCAAACCGGCTGGGTCGGCCAGGGGAGATGCAAAAGAGCGATATACCGGTGGCGGGGACGGTGTTTTTGCGGACGGGCGGGCAACCGGCGCGGGAGGTGAATAATGCTTATAATGTGTCGCGCCTGGTGGAGGAAGCGCACGCAACGTTCAAAATGTATTTGAAACGTGGGGACAAGGAGACGGCGCGGGGGATATTGGCAAGGAATCCGGCGATTCGCAAATACAGCGCGATTAAAGGTCACCGGGAAAAGATTACCGAGTTGTTAAAGTTGCGGCGGGCATACGAAAAGGATGCTGCCAGGGTAGCGGAGATCGACAAACGGATTCGGCAACATGCGGCGGCGGTGATGGAGTTGTATAAAGAGAAGCTATAAGTTAACAGTTTTCAGTTGTCAGTATAATAAAAACCGGGAGGTTGTTTGAAAAAATATCCAAAATATAAGCCTGGCCAGGCTGTAGATATTAACTGGCGTAAACAGGATTTCAAATTTCAATGCTGCGATTGCGGTTTGGTGCATAAATTACGGTTCGCAGTAGCAGGTAATAGATTAAGATTCAGGGTGTGGCGCGATAATCGAGCCACCGGACAAGTAAGAAGATGGAGAAAAACGGGAGGTTGATATGGTAAAGATTAGAGTACACAAAAGTGCAATGAGTTTTGGCGCGCAGGTATTTGTATTCAAAGATGATGATCCTGACCAAAAATATGGCGCGTTGCTGCATGTTAATGATGATGATTTAAAGTGGGTTGATTATGAACCGTTAAAAAAGGTTGGAATTGAATATACAGGGTTAACTATTGATCTACAAAATATGCAGCAGTTAATGGATGATTTATGGGCGGCAGGAGTGAGGCCTACCGAAGGTAGCGGTTCAGCCGGGTCCATGGCCGCGGCACAGGCGCATTTGCAGGATATGCGAGTGCTGGTTGAAAAGGCATATAAAATAGAGTTTAATAAGTAATAACAGCAGCGCCCCTCGATACGTCCGCAAAAGAAGCGGACTACTCGGGGACCGCTGCAAAAGGAGGATGTGATGGGTGCGGTGAAACCGGAGTGGTTAAAGGTTGCGGAGAGTTATATTGGGGTGAAGGAGATTGGCGGTGCGGAGCATGAGCCGAGAATTGTGCAGTTTCTCAAGTCGGTAAACGGCAACAAATTGACGGCGGATGAGACGAACTGGTGTTCGGCGTTTGTAAATTTTGTGATGCAAAAAGCGGGGTTCCTGCCGGCTGAGAGCCTGGCGGCGCGGGATTGGCTAAAGTGGCAGTGGGGCCGAAAGATATCGGGTCCGGCGTTGGGAGCAATTGTGGTGTTAAAGCGGGAGGGCGGCGAGGGTTGGGAGGGTCATGTGGGGTTTGTGGCAGGTTGGGACAAGACCAGGGTGCAGGTTTTAGGCGGCAACCAGGGCGATAAGGTGTGCGAGTTGTGGTTTAGTCAGGCGGAGGTTTTGGGGTATATGTGGCCGCAAATGCTGGCGGGGATTAAGGCTTTGGGGGTGCGGATGATGGAGGAGCGGCGCAATATTGAGATGATGGGGTATTTGGATATGTCGGAAAAGGCTTTGAAAAATGAAGCGAGTGGGGCAGGGGCGAGCCCTACCCGTACAAAGAAGATATTGGCGTTTTTTAAAGACCAACGGTTATGGAGTTGGGTGAAAGCGATTGGCTGGCTGGCGGGGGGTGTGATGAGTTTGATTCCACAGACAAAATGGATAGGCAGAGGAGTAATAGCGGTTACCGGGTTATTGAAGGATAAGGCCGGTAGTATATTTATTAAACAAAAAGATGGAGGTGTTGTGATGCAAAAGGGTATTCAAGACACGAAAGAGCTATTGCAATTTGCCCTGGCGACGGCGATGAAGATCGATGAAAGCCTGGAGGACGGATTTCAGTGGACGGACAGTTTTGCGCTGATCGGCGCGGTGACCAAGTTACCGGCAGCGATTAGCGGTATTGAAAATATTCCGGCTGAACTGGAAGATCTGACTGAAGAAGAAACGGCGGAATTGCAGGCTGTTGTGGAGGAACTGGAATTGAAATCGGAAGCAACGGAACTGATTACCGAACAGGCGTTGGCGACGGGCCTGGAATTGTGGAAGCTGATCAAGCTGATCCGGGAAGCGCGTAAAAAATAGCTATTCCTCCCGATAGCTAACCGGGCTGGCCGGTGGCGGTCAGACTACACGTCAAAGCGCCGGCCGGTCCGGGGTTTATTCAAATTTAGTCATTAATTCATCAAACTTACTTTTGTAAATTGGGTTGTTTGATGTTTCCTGTTTTGACTGTTCCAGGGCTTCTTGATAACAATCAAAGTGCATCCAAGCCTTCCGAAAAGTTTCCGGGTTACGATCATAAATGTTATTGGGATGGTCTATTTCCATTGTATCCTCACAGATTGCACACTTCATATTTTTTTCTCAAATTTGAAATCACAGTTGGGGCACTTGAATTGATAGGTTTGGCCCGGGGTTAGCTGCAAGGTGTTGTTGCCATGCAAGGGGAAATTACATTGTGGGCATTTAATAGCGTTGTTTATATAACTGATCAGTGATAATTGTATTACATTGGTAATATTCAAATTCCACTTGTCCGCTATATTGCGCAGGGTTTTAAGGGCGCGGGAGTTGAGCCGGAGGGATGTAACGGCGTCCGGTTTGCCGTGCTTTAGTTCATCCACCAGGGAATGGTATTCGGTTAACAAGATTGGCATGATTTATCCTCGATTTTAGTAAATGTAATATAATTGTATGACAAATATAATACAATAAATGGGGAATGTCAAGGGGAATTTTACAAATTAAAGTTTAAATTTTGTGCGAGCAGGTTAAGGTCCGGCGCCGGGGCCAGGTGGGCGTAAATTTCGGTTTGTTTAACGGAGGAATGGCCAAGTAATTTGCTGACCAAATAGATAGAAACGCCTTGCTGTACTAAATGTGATGCAAATGTATGACGAAAGGTATGGACGGTGACGTTTTTTATACCAGCTAACCGGGCGGCGCGGAGAAGTTGGTTGCGGAGGATGTTTTGCGATAGCTGGCGGCCGGATTTGGCGGTAAATATCCAGGTATCGGATTCTGCCAAAGCGCGGCGGGCGTTGAGGGCATCCTGGACGGCCGGGTGGATGGGAATTTGCCGAATAGAGTTGCGGGTTTTGGGGGACCATTCCGTTTTGGGACGGATGTAGAGGGTGGTGTTGTAAATATCGGACCATTGCAGGTAGCGGAGTTCGTCCCTGCGGAGGCCGGTGTAAAGCAGGGTTATAAAATAGAGTTTGTAGCGCGGGGTTATGCGCTGGAAAAGCCGTTGCAGTTCGTCGGTAGTGAGCCAGCGCGGGGTTTTGCTTTTTTTTGCATAGCGTTCCACTGCGGCGATTGGCGATTGTACAAGCTGGCCAGAGCGGACATAGACGAGAAAAAAACTGTTGAGTCTATCCAGTTGATAGTTGACAGTGGCAGGATGGAGGCCGCGGGCGGTTTCGGACGAGGCCCAGGCGGAAAACAGGTCCGGGGTGAGATCGGCCAGGAAGCGGGGCGGGCGTTGCGATTTTATAAACTTTTCAAAATTATCCATTATTTCGGTATAGCGGGTGCGGGTGCCGGGATTTTTGCGGCTGATCCTGGCGCGGGATTGCTCGAAAAATTGGTCGAGGGTAATTTTGGGATCGGAGAGTCCTGCCTGGCGGCGGTCGATTTTGAGTTGCAGATCGGCGAGGGCAAGTTCGGCAATTTTTTTGGATTTGCCGACGGGCCTGCGGATGCGCTTGCCGTTGACGGTATAGTTAAGGTACCAGGTATCCTGTCGTTGGTAGATTGAGGGCATGTCACAAATCCGTCACAGCTAATTTTTTGGGTAATAAAAACAATAGTTTAGGATGGGTAGTGCCGAAGGGGGGAATCAATTTATAAATGTGTGATGTGAAATATTGCATAATGTAAACTATTGTTTTTATGTTATTTAATAATGTATGATTTTTAAGTTAATTTATTTAGTTGTGTGGTTTTTTGCATATTTTTGTGTATTTTTGAGTCTGTTTGTCACAAATTTGTCATAGCAATTCATAAAAGTTTGCTGCTGAAGTAGAAACAAAATCGCCTATACAATAACACAAACTTTTTTCATTAATCGAGATTGGATCGTTTATCATTTTTTTTAAAATCCAATGACCTATTAATAATTTATTTTTTATTGTATTATCTGAAATATTTAGTCTAATATAATCATTTATTTCTGGAAATTCAGATTTTGAAACGGGATAATTTTTTTGTAATTCAATATCCAATAAAAACATATATTTCATTAATTTTTTATCCATTTTTTCACAATGAATTATTTTTAAAAAGTAAATACTAACTATTGCCAGGAGAAAATAATTTATGACATAATTTAAATTTTTTTTTTTATAATAGAATCAATAAGTGGAAATTGATTAATGAATACAGGCATAGTATTCATAATTGATAGAATTGAAAATTTAATAATGATTTCGGGCGACACTAGTCTTTTTTCCATTAATCCCCCAATAATGCTAAAAGCGCCTGTCTTTTATCTGAAGATAAAGCCGATAAAAGAGTAAACAAATCCCGCCCACCAGTGGTAATGTTGCCCGTTGTATCGAATAGTTTTAATTCTTTCCAGATCAAATTTTTCACCTGGGGATTGTTTATCAAGTATGAACAGATTTTTTCCAATTCAGGATCTCGATTGTAATTTGCTGATATATCTGTTATACGGTTTTTTTTAAAAGGTTCATATAAAAGATCGGTTATTGTGCAATCGAGAGCGGTTGCCAGCTTTTCGAGGGTGGTTATGGTAGGGGAGCTACCCTTACCTGCCTCCCATCTGCTGATTTCAGCGCGTTCGATACCACTTGTTTTTGATAATTCTGATTGTGATAAATCTTTTAACTGTCTGTATTTTAAAAGATTTACAGAAAAGTTTTTCATAGTGTCATTCATTGTTGTACCATAATAAAAAAAATTTAAATAAAGTACAAATATTAAAGATTTTACTTGACATTTTGTGTTTAATTTTATACATTTCTTGTGTAAAATATCACACGGGTTGAGTAAGGAACCCTCCCCTGCCCCTGAAAGGCCCGGGTGATTTTACTTTGAAAACGGGAAAGGTTTTGGAGTATGTGTGATTCATTGTTAATAGTATATTTTTACCAATGGGCCGTTGGGTCCTCTTCATAGTTGTTCCATAACCATAGCCGGTAGTGATTCGGGTTGTACTCTTCATTACCGGCTTTCCCATTTATACGCTTGTTCTTTTCAATTCAAGATAGATTAATTTTTGTTCATTGGCAACGTTTTACGGTTGTACTAATTACGAGTGATCGTAGTTTTTACAATGGATAGCCGGTGGTTAGTGGCTATCGGTTTTTGTCATATTTCCGGCGAGGTTATAGGTTGAATCCTTATGGAGACAGTGAAGAACAGGGTTACCTGGAGATTTGGATAATTTACCGGGTTCGATTCCCGGCGCCGGAACTAATAAATAATTTATTTTTAAAGATAAACCCATAATGATGAGAAAAAAGGCGAAAAAACAGGACTAAGGGATTTGGTGGCAGGAAAGAATGCGTGACTAAACCTGCCCTTGTGAGCCAGGACATTAACCAAAGTAGGACGCATAGCGCCTGTTTTTTGTAGTATGCCTTGAGGATCGGTGACGGTAACCTGGATCAGCCGTCACCTTATTTTTTTAGAGGAGGTTTTCAACGTGGCGGAATTGGTAGACGCTACCGCTAGAGTCAGAAAATACGGTGCGAGGTGCACCTCTAAGCCGGGCGGTACATTGGCACTCTATAAAACTTTGATTCCGGGTTCGAATCCCGGCGTTGGAACTAATTTTGTGGACGATGTGGAATGGGTGGACAGTATTGACTAAATATTTGAAAGGAGGTGAGTAGGATGCGATCGGCAATAGCAAGCGGGGAGGCCTGTTTGTTATTGGGACGATTCGTTAGTTCGATTGTGTCGCGTTATTTAAAGATGATGGTTATTCATGGAACGCTGCAAAAGGTATCGGGATTGTGTTATGAATTAGCGTTGAATCCCGATCAGTTTTTTAATCGGATAAGCGATAATCCACGAACCGGTTTGCGGATTGAAGAATTGTGGACGATTGAGCGGTTGATGGAGCAGCTTGATCCGGCGATTTATAGTGAGTATTTACGAACTCTACACAACAATGATTTAATAATCGTAAAGGGAAAAAGGTTATGAAAAAATTTTGTCACTGGTTTCATCACGTGGTAGATGAGCAGTTGCGTAATGTGCAGGCGCCGATGTGTATCGAGTCGCACTCGGACGATTGCGGACAGTGTGCGTTTTGTACGCAGGTTGATGACCGGGCGCCGGTGGATTTGCTGGCGCTGGATGCGGATTTTTGGAAGCGGTATGAGCAGGCGAAAAAAGAGCGACAGGTGGTTGAACAGTTTGAATTGCCCCTGGAGTTACAGCAATGAACAATTATTTGACAGTTATGCAGGCTGCGGAATACCTGGGTTATAATATGTATACTGTCTATAGGTGGGTCGAGCAAGGCCGGATTCCTTATTTCAATGCGTTTGCGGGCCGTAAAGGAATCCGGCTTTTGCGGGCGGACCTGGATCATTTCATGGCCGGTTATCGCGTGCCGGCGATAATGGAGCAAGATCTCGATGGATAAAGATGTGATGCGGCAAATAACAGTTGGCGATATTATCCGCACTATCAGGCTGGCCGATGTGTGGCAATGCCACGGAAATATCGACAAGATCGAATATAGCGTTGGGCGTTTGGAAATTCAGATCAAGTTTATGGTGATGCTGCGGGCGATGTACTATTTGTTTGAAGAATGTGCCGAACAAAAAAGGGATATTGAGCTTGATGAGTTTGAATTCCGGCTGCGGTGTCCCAATGCAAACGCAACAGAGATTAGTATGTTTTTGGAGTTTATGAGCAGGATTAATGTGCTGCGAAAACATTCGGAGAAAAAAGTTTTCAAATATAAAAAACAAAAAGGGATGTATCACCAAACGAGTTATGTAGTGAGTTGCAGTGTTGATCCGGTACTTTTTATTGAAAGGTTTTTGAAAAATGAACTGGATGCAAAAAATAGCCACGTGCAGTCACTCCGGGGCTGATGAAGTTTTTACGGCGCAGGGCTGCTTGTTTACGGTGTGCAGCAAGTGCGGGCGGATGATGGGCTGGAGCCAGATTGAGCGGCGCTGGGTGTTTTTGGAAACGTTTGAACAGGATATATGCGAAAAGGTGGAACGGCTGCGGGCATACGATCACAAGGCTTTTGCCAGGATGCTGAAAGCTGAACCACGTGGGGTGCTAAGGGTGGAGATGTGCAGGAATTAATAACGTAAAAATACTATTGTTGCGGCGCGGTGTTACAATTTTTTTTCTATGTAATAATAGAAATAAATTGTATGCACCGTGCATGCAGCCGGTCATCAGGGCCAGCCAGCCCCAGGGAGATCACCAAGGCAGCCGGTCATCAGGGCAGCCAGCCCCAGCCGATCACCTGGCTATTATCAGGGCAGCAACCGGACGGCCAGCCTGTATAAATGCAATACCCCGCTTTTTACCCGTCATACCCGTCCACGACGCAGCGAACGCCAGCAGAAAAGAAATCAAAAATGCAGGAAAAGATATTGTTTTTCCACGTTTTAGCGCAATACCCGGATTTTAATAATGTGCATAATAACTATTATGTTAACTTGCTCTGGAAATTTAGGGTTACTTGACAGGCCGGGCCGAAAAACCGGTGCGTCAACTTCAAATGTATGATACCGGTTGGGACAGCGTGTGTGTGATGTTAAAAATTAATTGGACTGTAAGACAGGGTTACTGTGGAGGGTTACTGATGCCGACAAAAGATTTTCAGTGTACAAGCAGCGATTGTAATTATGTTTTTGAAATTTTTTCGCAAGGCCCCGGCCAGATACCGGTTGAATGCCCGCGCTGCGGCGGACCGGTACGACAGGTTTTTACGGAGGCCCCGGCTGTGAATTTTGCCAGATGGGAACCGAAACGCCGCGCGTTGATTGCCGACGCCCTGGATGTGCCGGTAGAAAGAATACCCCGCAAAAAATTTAAGGAAGTTTGATATGGCCCGCGATGGATGGATTATGGTTCATAGAAAGAGCATGGAAAACGAAATTTATGTGGAACGCCCGTTTGATTGTTTCCATGCCTGGCTTGATTTGCTTTTTCGCGCGAATACCGCGCCGGTTACTATTGCGTTTGCCGGTGATAAGTTAAAATTGGATAGAGGTGAATTTTTAACTTCGTATTCGAGTTTGGCGGAGGTGTGGGGATGGAACCGGCAAACGGTGCGCAAGTTCATTTTAGGGTTACAGGAAAAGGAAATGATTGGTTCGCAAATAGTTCGCTCAAAAAAACAGGTTGGTGTCAAACTAAGTATATGTAATTTTTGCAAATACCAGACGACAGAAAACGCTAAAGGTTCGCCTAAAAAAACAGATGATAGCCACAGTAAAGAATATAATTATATAAATATAATTGCTAACGCCGGCGATAAAACTATTGAGTTATGGAGCAAGAGTGAGTGGCAGACGCAAGTGGCTTGTGTTAATAATGTTTTAAAAAAGATTCAAAAATTGAATACCGGCGACCCGGCTTTGTGCGCGATGTTGATTAAACGCCATGGTTTTTTGCTGGCATACGCAAAGGTTGAACAGATTGCGGATAATGAGCCGGTTTTTAAGGATGCTAAGGGGGCAAAGGCGTATATTATTGCTTCGTTGAAAAAGGCCTCGGTTGGTGATTTGCGGCGCAATACCGCCGCGAATACCCACGAAAAAAGTGATTATGGATGGGTGAGTTTGAGTGATAAATTACCGAGTTTGGATTGATATGGTTCATATTGATTTATTTAGCGGCATTGGCGGATTTGCGTTGGCGGCGGATTGGGTATGGCCCGGAATTACGCACGTGTTTTGCGAAATAGAGCCGTTTCCACAAAAAATTTTAAAAAAACATTGGCCGGACGCGGAAATTTATGGAGATATTAAAAAATTAGATGGAAAAGAGATCGTTAAAAAATACGGGGCAATTGACATTCTTACCGGAGGATTCCCTTGCCAGCCTTTTAGTGTTGCCGGGAAGCGAGGCGGCCAGGCAGATGACCGTTACCTCTGGCCGGAAATGTTCCGAGTTATTAAAGAAAGCAGGCCGCGTTGGATTATTGCAGAGAATGTGCCTGGAATCATCAATCTGGCGCTCGACCAGGTGTGTGATGATCTGGAAGGTATCGGTTACGAAACGGGGACGCAGGGTATTCCGGCTAGTGCGCTTGAAGCGTGGCATATCCGGGAAAGGGAATGGATTGGTGCCTACGATGAGAGCCGGGTTGAGGGGAAACATCCGGGAATCGAGAAAATACGACAAATTCAACAATTTGGAATCGGTTTTATCCAGGCAGATGTTGCCGACTCCCACAATGGCAATTGCAGACAAGGAAGTAATTTCGAGCAGGAGGGGAATGAATTTAACTGCAATTGCAAAATTATATCCCACTCCGACCAGCAGGGATTACCGGGGGCAACATGCGATAAATTCGCCAGCATTTCAAAAAAGGAAATTGAATTTGCGGGGGGTGAGCCTGGTAGAATTGCTGCAAAGGCAGGGGAATATTGGGCAGTTGAACCCTTCGTGGGTAGAGTGGCTAATGGGATACCCAATAGGGTGGACAGACTTAAATGCTTAGGTAATGCAATTGTACCACAGGTGGCGGCGGTAATTATGGGGTTTATAAAACAAATTGATGTGGATTAAATGGGAATGGTTGTGGGAGAATAAAAAACAGGATGGATAAATGCGGGAGGTTGAAAAGGCGGTTTTGGGCACGTTAATTTCGTGCTATGGCGACAAGTTTGTGGATGTTAAATATGTGGATGAGAAGGATTTTGTTTCTTCGGATGCAAAGTTGATCTTTGGCATGATTAAGGATGTGGCGGCGGCGAACGAGAATCATGTTGATTTGGTGCTGATTGCTGATTATTTGACGGGTTGGAATGCGGCGATTGATAAGGCTGAAGACCGGATCGATATGAGTGTGGTTTTTGGGTTGACGGAGACGGTAGTTGGGTCCAGTCAATTTAGTTTGTATTTGGAGAATTTACGGAATGAACGCCGCCGCGAAAAGCTGAATAAATTGTTTCGCCAGGGGCAGGAGGATCTGTTGCAGGGTTCGCCGCTGGTGGTGGCGAATGCGATGGTGAAGGGGGTTGCGGATATTATTGGCGGCGGGGTTGGCGGCGATGATCAGGGTGAGTTGTTGAATGAGATTGTGGATGATATTACTCATTATGATGGAAATGAGATGCCGACCGGGTTTGATAGTTTTGATGCGGTGTGGGGCGGGTTTATGCCGAATGAGTTGCAGATTATTGCGGGTGATAGCGGGCATTTAAAGACGACGCTGGCGCTGAATTTAATTATTAAACCGTTGCAGGATGGGCACAAGGTGTTGTGGATCGACGGGGAGATCAGTCGGAAACGGTTGTGGCGGCATTTTCTGCTGATTAATGCGGGGGTGGAGATTTGGCGGTTGCGCAAGCGGCAGTTCAGGGAGTGTGATGTTGAGGCGATTACAGCGACGGCGGCCAGGATTGCGAATGAGGGTTGGCAGTTGATTATTCGTGATGATGTGCGAAGTCCAGGGCAGATGATTGAGTGTGTGATGCGCAATGAGCCAAAGATTATGGTGATTGATAATTTGCAGAATATGGATTTTGAGCAGAGTGATAATTTTTGGACGTTTTATAATGGGGTGAAAAGTATTAAGCATATTGCGCTGGATTTTGGGACGAGTATTTTGGCGCTGAGCCAGGTGACGCGGAGCAGCGCAGAGATTCACAAGTGTATGCCGCCGACGTTGGAGAATTTGTTTGGCAGCCGTTCGATAAAGCATTTTGGTGATGCGATTTCGATTATTTATTACAAGGCGAAGGATGACCCGGAGGCGGATAATACGGAGTTTATGGTTTATCATAGCAAAATGCGGGAGATGGGGGTTGGCAAGCGGAGTATGGTGGTGGACCCGATGTTGGGTCAGTTTAGGGATAAGAGTAAGAAGGCGGAGGAGCCGCCGTTGCCGGAACCGGATTTTTAAATTATGAATTGAGTATTGCGAATGAGCGTCAGAAAATGGTTTTATTTGAGCAGGTTGGAGTGGCCGGATTGCAAGGTGGTAAGTTATACTGATGATAATGGCGTAACAACAAAAACGTTTATGAGTGATTTATTGTTGTGCGGCGATGGGAAAAGGGTGGTAACGGGCCATTTAATTGATGGAATGTTTTGTTGCGAGTTGGCGCCGGAGACGGTGATTAAGTGGAAGCCGGTTCCGGGTTGGTTGCTGCCAAAGATTAGCGGCGGCCGGTTTGATGGCAAGTGGTATAAGGAAATTACGAATTAAGAAAGGCAGAGGACGTATGAAGGATAGCAAGATTATAATGTTGATGGTGTTTGTAGTAATGGTATGGTGGTTTAGTGGATGCGGGCCGGTGGTGGTTGAGGAGGAAGCGGATCAGAATAAAGCGGTAAGGGTGTGGAATTGCGGGGTGCCGGGAAATAATTCGCAGGATTTGCTGAACCGGTTGGAGCGGGATTGTTTGAGTTTGTGTCCTGATGTGGTGGTGATGATGGTGGGGACGAATGATTTTTTGAGTTCGACGCATTGTACGAGCGCGGATGTTTATGCGCGGAATCTGGACAGTTTGGTGGTGCGGATTATGGCAAAAAGTAGGTTGATTGTGTTGACGATTTTACCGGTGCGGGAGCATTATTTGCTGACCAGGCATCCCAAGGATTTTTTTCCGAATGGGTGTGAGGAGAAGGTGTTGACGGCGAACCGGATTGTTAAGGAGGTTTGCGCACGGCGCGGGTGTTGGCTGGTGGATATGAATTTTTATTACGAGTTGCTGGCGGGTAACGGGGTGGATGATTTGTTACGGACGCCGCAAAATAGCGGGATGACGGATGGGGTACATCCGACGCCGGGTGGGTATAAGGTGATGGCTTTGGTGGTGAGTTATTTTATGGCTGAACATGGGATTGCGCCGCGGCGGTTGGTGTGTTTTGGGGATTCGATTATGTATGGGAGTTATATGGTGGGCGCAGGCGGGGCCGGGTTGGATGATGAGACGTTTCCGGGTTATTTGGGAAGGTTGTTGAATTATGAATGATGGGCGTGAAACGTGGGCGATCGCAAGGGTCGCCCGTACCAAAAAAAATGACAAGGTGGAGGAGTTATGAGTGTTTATAAAGATTTAAAAGCAGCGTTTGAAAAAAAATCAAAGGAAGATATTATAAGTTCAATAAGTGATCATATTGTTTCGTTGGAAGGTAATCGACGTGAATTGATAAAGCAAATTCAATCTTTAATGGAACAAGAATTTGAACATGAAGCAGCTTTTTTAGTTGGGAAAAAAAATCAATTGACTGAATGTCTTATTGAGTTAAAACGCACGGTAGGCATTTAGTATGAATGAAGCGGCGGAAAAGTTTTTGGGTGGTTTGGGTGCGGCGGAGCGGGTGTATTTGGAGAATATTCTAAAGCAGTTGCGGCAGTGCAAGGAGTTTTATCCCTGGCAGTTTGTGAAGCCTTTGCCGAAGCAGGCGCAGTTTTTACGGTATGTGGGTGAGCGGAACCAGGTGGTGTTGTTTCAGGGTGGTAACTGGACGGGGAAGACGTTGATTGGTGCGAATGCGGCGTTGCAGATTGCTTTTACTGGGGGGATTACGGTGGGGGGCACATTTTACAAGATGTGCGGTGTGCCGAATATGGGCCGCATTGCGACAAAGAAGGAGAATGTGGAGAAGGATGTTAACCGGATTTTGGCGAATCAGTTGCACCGGGATACGTATAATACGGAGAAGAAGGGCCGGCCGTTCGATAGTCAATGGACGGTGGAGGGTGGGAGTACGTTTGATATTATGACTTATGACCAGGATGCGGAGCAGTTTGAGGGTGTGGAGTTGAATTGGGCGTGGTTGAATGAGCCTTCGACGGAGGCGATTTATAAGGCGATGCTGGGCAGGTTTAAAAAAGGTGGGACGTTGTTTATTACTGCAACTATTCTTAATTGCGGCTGGATTTTGGATGAGATTATCGAGAATGATGATTGCCGGATTAAGACGGTGACGATGGATATTGATGAGAACCGGGAGAGCCGGGGCGGGTATATTCCTGATCAGGCGATTGATGATATGCTGGCGCGGCAGGATCCGGAGGAGCGGGAGGCCCGCAAGAGCGGCAAGGCGTTAAAATTGATGGGACGGGTGTTTAAGAATTACCGTCCTGAGGTGCATTGGGTGGAGTTGAGTGAGACGGCGCCGGCCGGGGCGCGGGTGGTTATGGCGACTGATCCGCATGATCGAATTCCGCACGCGAGTTTGTGGGCGTATAAGAAGGATGGGGTGGTGTGTGTGTATCGTGAGCATCCGGTAAGTGATTTTTGGGAGTATAGTACGAATCCCTGGGCGGATGAGGCGGATTTGGTGAAGGAGTATAAGGCGGTTGAGGATGTGGCGCCGAGTGTGCGTTTGCTGGATAAAAAGTTTGGGAATACGGCGAAGTTTGGGAGCAAGTTGACGGTTAATGAGCGGATGCGCGAGGCGGGGTTGGTGTATGATGATTGGGACGGGAGCAGCCGGGCGGCGCATAACAGTCGGTTGCGGGGATATTTTGAGCAGAATAAGGTGGCGGTTGGGCGGAATTGTGTGAATTTACACAAAAGCTTGATGCGGCACCGGTTTCTGGATCAGACGAGCGGGCGGGCGAAGGATGATAAGGGGTTGCGGGAGGATGTGGATGAGAAGTACCGGCATTTTATTGATTGTCTGGCGGCGATTATTGAGTGGTTTGAGGTGTGCGAGAATGGGGGTGAGTTGATTGATTTTCGGCGGGGTGTGGATGATTGGTCGCCCCTCGATACGATGCGCCAGGCGCATCACTCGGGGACCGACCAAAAGAGGAAGGATGAGATTATTTGGGCGGAGCGGCAAAATGATGAGGATGATGGGTTTTTTGTTTTGTGATAATTGTGCGTAAATGAATAATGGGCGACCGCGAGGGACGCCCGTACATAAAAAAAGGAGAGGTTATGGAAAGTGAAACGTCAGATGTGAAACGTGAGACGGGAAAAGAAGCAATTTCAAAATGTTTGTTTTGTGGCAATATAAACAGAGTGGTTATGGACGATGTGGAAATCGTGAACAAGGTGGATGAAAGCGCAGTGGTTAAAAGCAAGCCGTGGTTGATGGGGCGGGTGCGGTTTATGGTGGAGAATTTGCAGGAGGATGTGGGGCATGTTAACCAGGGGGTGGGGGTGGTTGAGGAGTTGGCGGAGGGGATTTTGCAGGATGTGGGTAGTTTGCCGGGCCAGGTGGCGTTGATTGTGGATGAGAAGCTGGCCAGGGTGACGGAGATTCTGCATGAGTTTAAGAAGATGCAGCGGAAGCAGAATCATGTTCTTGATCAGTTGGCGGTGCGGGTTGGGCGGATTGAGGACCGGTTGGGGATTGGGGAGCCCCTCGATACGTCCGCAAAAGAGGCGGACTACTCGGGGACCGCCCTCGATACGATGCGCCAAAAACGGGCGCATCACTCGGGGACCGGAGATGTTATTGATTACCGGGATGAGACGGAGGGGTTGCGGGCGCTGGTGGAGCATATGCGGGATAACGG